CTGTAGATAAAAGAATACCTTCTTTATTATTAGGCACTTTTACTATATCTTTATTTAATATAGATTCATTTTTGTTTAGTGATGTACTTTCTTTAGGTTCAATCAATGTTTGTTCTTTTGCTATTTGAGAAGGTCCATCTGAGATATTATCATTTTCAATGTCTAATCCAGCAGCTTTTTTTGCATATCGTAATCTATTTTCATATAGACCAGGTTTAACTATTTTCCCACCCTTTACATCAGCAGACTTTTCGTATCCTTGATGAAAAATCCAAGTAGATTCTTCGTAATTCTCGGCAGATTTAATTTTTTGAATTGTTTTTTTATATTGAGGATTTTCTTGTAGTTCTTTTTTAAGAAATCCATAATTAGCATTTGGATCGCTTGCGCTTTGTCCTGTTTCTCTTAAGTAGTTTTCAAAATCTTTTCTTCTAGAACCTGTCCATTGTGCCCAACCAATTCCACCGCCACCTTTTTCTTGTATACCCGGAACTAAACCTCCAGATTCATGTGCTAAATTACCAACAATTCCAGCGGCTTGTTCTTTAGTTAATCCAAAATCCTTCATTAAATTTTGCATTAAAACTGGAGAATTAGTTTCAAAAGATTTAGAAGATTTTGTTCCTTTTTCAAATCTTATACTTTCTCCTCCTTCAGTCATAGGAATTCTTTTTTGTTCAAATTCATTATCTGATAATGGTTTTGAAAAGTTGATTCTTGATGCTTCTCCTCCTTCAGTCATAGGAATTCTTTTCTGTTCAAATTCTTCCTGTGTCATAGGACGATTAGTATTTTCTATTCCTCTACCAAGAGCACCTATAGAATCATTCATGTTAAAGGTATCATGTGAAATATCAGGCAAATTAAATTTTTCTCTAATTATATTTCCAAGTTTTTCTAGGGTATATAATATAGTACCTATTATCCCACTTGTTATAGCTAATTTTGGTCCCCATATAACCAAAGATTCAAAAATTGCTTTAAGATTACTTAATCCAGGTATAATAGCAACAAACGAAGATCCTGTATCGGTTAATTCTTTTGCGACTTGTTGTTGAGCAGTTTCCCCAGAGGGTTGTTCTTTTATAATTTCATAATCTTTTGGCATAGTTATTTGTTGCAGTTCTTTAGATTCTTGTGATAATCTATCAAACTGTAATTGTTCCATTAAAACTCTATATATATCTTGTAAAACATTTATTATAGCTTTATCATTAGCATTTAATTCGGATAAATCCATTTCACTTTTATCAATAACGTTAATATTGGTAGATCCTCCAGAGGAATTTATTTCTACTTGTTGTTCTGGTAACATTTTACCAATTATTTCTGCTATAGATATACTATCAGCCATTGTTATTATCCTTTATTTAACTTTTCGTTTTCTTCTTTAATATAATGTTCTAATTGACTAATATAAACCGTTCTTTCCCAAGGTATCATAGATTCTAGTTCATCAAGAGAATACTTATGATGTTGTATAAGAATAAAATTTATTCTATACAAATTTTCTAAACTTTCATGACTAAAAATTATCCTAAAAAATTTTCTAATCCTTCTATAACGATATTATGTTCAGTTCCACATTTTTTACATTTCATATGCACACTGTGTTGTAATTTAGGTAAATTTTTAAAATATTCGTTTATCTTTTCAAATTGCTGAATAGAAAAAGTTTCTATAAACTGTTTTAGTTCTTCTTTACTAATCTCTTTTGCTTTGTACACGGTATTTTCGTCATAGATATAATCTATACATTCAATGATAAAATCAAATAAAATTTCAGTGGCGTTGCCTTCGAATTTTAAATTCTTTTGGCTATTAGCAGAAGGAAATTTCATCTTAATGCCAATATTAGGCTGTAATTCTATCAAATCAGAATATTGTGATTCCTTTACTTTTATATCTAGTAAATTTAATTCTATTCCCATTAGGTTATTACATTCTTTTCCTTCTTCGTTTATATTCTTACATCGATAGTTAAGATCAACGGTTTCTCCAACTGAACGTGCTCTTAATTGAATGAAAAAATATTCTATATCAACGATAGATAATTCATCGATATTAACTTCAGTTAAGGTGCAGCTTTCTATAATTTGCTTAATATTATTTAAAGTAAATTGGGTATCTTTGTTTTCAATTGCCATTAGTAAAATTTTTTGTTCTTTTACTGTAAATGGTCTATACTTTACTTTTATTTTACTCAATGGTAAAATCAATTCATATACAGGCAAGTTTAATTTAGGTAATTTCATATTTTATTCCTTTGATAAAAATATTAAGTTGTTTCTCCACCAGTGGCAGAAGTTAAAGTGTAGAAATATCGATATACAAATACAACATTAAGTCTATGATAATCATCTGTCACTCTCCAACTTAATGGTAATGAATATACTTCAACCGGAAAAGCGTCTCGTAAAGCAACACTATAAGAAGGATTGCCGTTTAGATCTCTTTGTCTAATAATAACATCAGATCTATATTTAGATTTATATTCAAAGTCAAATCTAACCGAACCATTTCCATTGTTTAAAGTATTATAATTTATACTTGGATGAGAAGGGCAAATAGTTTCCATCCATAAATCAAAAAACAATTTTTCTCTCATATCATCAGAACACATAAAAACCATTGGAATTCTATTGTATGAATTCTGAACAGGAAATTGTTCTATTGGTCCATATGTTTTTTGGTCAACTAATGAAAATGCTCTTGCTGGAAGTTCAGCTTGTTCACATCTAAATTCCGATATGGTTTTTACTTCTGATAAACTATCAACTTTACGGAAAATGTTTTGTAAAGCACCATCCGTTGCTTCTATTCGATTTAATACACCAAAAAACTCTGCGGATGGATGTAATTCTACTGTATAGTTACAAGGTCTTGCTATATCAGTTTTGAATGAACTTAAAAAATTATTTATGTTAGACATTACGTCTTCCTTTGGTTATATACAAATTCTTCTAGCGGTAAATATAATGCAAATCCCCATTCATGAGGTTTCATCATTAATATTCTTGTTTGTATATGAGAGGTTAAATAGCGTTTTATACACACCTGAAAATTAGGATATTTTTTTATATTATTTATCAAGGTGTCATAATTTGCTTGTATAATCATAATATCTCTTGATTCATCATAACTTCTAAGTTCTAATAACGCTTTAACAAGAGCTGTTTTTTCTTCTCCTGTTAAATAATGAGTATTCAATCCTAGAAAACCATTGGAATATATTTCTAGAATAATCACAAGAGGATACATATCCCATTTTGGCAATTTATCTTTCCATTTAGCATCATATCTATAAAAAAACATATTGCCATGCAATTCAGAATAAGAACGTGGATAAGAATCTTGTGGAGCACCACCATTTTTTAATTGATTTATTTTTTCATTTAACCATTCGACAGAAGTAGATTCTAAACGCTGCTTTTGTTCTTTTGTGCCTGATTTTATCCTATCTACTACATTAGGTAATACTTCATAACCAAATGCTTTTTTATTTAACCTTCTCTGTAAATCTTTTGTTGCTACTTGACCAGCTTTTCCAGTAGAGGTCTTAATATACCATGCCCCTATACCAAATGCATAAGGATTATATAGATAATACTTACCTTCGTATTCTAATTCTTGAAATTCAGTATAATCTAATGGTTTAGCCACAAATTATTTGCCGTATAATTCTTTTTCTGTTAAAATTAAAAATTTCCAGTTACGTTGTCTACAATATGCTCTAGCGGCATTCCATTTAGCGTCATTAACTCCCCATGTAGCTACTTCATTTATATATGCCTTAGTTATTCTTTTTTTAACTTCTGGAGGTTTCGTTTGATGATAAGGTTTTATTTCTATTAGATAGGTATTTATGTTACCATTCTTATCCTTCATCTTAGCCCAAAAATCAATGTAATATTTGTGCCATCTATTGTCTATAGGAGAAATATAAGGAACAATAATTTCTTCAGAGTTATACTCTATTACTCTTGGATCGGTGTCCAACCATTTTAAATATTTTAATTCATAAGAAGATCTGTACCAAATATTATCAACATCCCCTTTATATTTATGAGGATTCTTTGGAAACCACCTCTTCGGGTCAGGATATTTTCTTTTTTGCATAATTATTAAAAATATATAATAGAAGGTTTTGTTTAGCATAAATAATAGTAAACCTTAAATAATATTTATAAAGAATCCTATGCCTGTATATACTGCCAGAAATCCATTAGATACTTTACAAACAGAAAATCCTACGAATACAGGACCATATCAATTTTCTTATTTGACATATCCCTTAGATTTTGATGATACGGCATCATTTGGACATTATATGAATTTTTATATTAATGTTAATAAAAATTCAAGATATTTAACTTCTGGTAAATATAATACTGGTCCATATGGTGCTACTAATGCCGATTATGCAACTTCATATACTCCTGCATATGGATCAAGATTCCCTGGAGGAGCTTATACAGAAACAACAGCACAAACATTAGGAGGAAATTCTGGATTTCCTGGAGGTAATCCTTTTTATTTTCTACAAGATATTCTTAATGGAAATATTCCAGGATATACCGCAGAAAATCCTTCTCTAAATGTAATATCACAAACCAGAATTACACAAGCAATTTCTCTTTATATCCCAGATTCAATGAGTTTTTCTTCTCAATACGATTGGCAAGATGCCTCATTAACTGATCTAGGTGGTAAGTTATTAAAAGGAGGGCAGATAGGCGGGGGCGCAATGAACGAAGCCTTTAAGTCTATTGAAGGAAAAGCCTCAGAAGGATTAAAACATTTAGGAGCAGGAGCTTTAGCTGACATTATAGCAGGCGCAGGTGGTCCAGGATCAGGATTAGGCGATGTTGGTTTAGGAATAGCAGGACTTGCAGTAAACCCACAAATATTTGTGTTATTTAGAGGTATAGACCTAAGAACATTTGCTTTTGATTTTATTTTTACTCCCAAAAGTCCAGAAGAAGCTGCTAATGTAAGAAATATTGTAAAAGCATTTAGGTTTCACGCTGCACCAGAAATAGATAATAGAATAGGAAGATATTTTATTGCTCCTTCTACCTTTAATGTTGAATACATGTATAGAGGACAACGTAACCAAAACATCTTTCAAATGTCTACTTGCGTTATACAAAGAATACATGTTGATTATGCTCCTTATGGATGGAGCACTTTTAATGATGGACAACCCGTTCAAACCCATTTAAGTTTAGTCATGAAAGAAACAGAGATTTTAACAAAAGAAAAAATCAATAGCGGATTTTAAACGGTAAAATAAGATGCCTCAATATTTTTTCAAGTATCCGAAGATATTAGTTAATAAGCAATTGCTAACAGATATTGTCACTCGTATAAAAGTTTCGGATATGTATTTAGATAATGACGACTTATATTATATCTATGAATATAAAGATTCAGATTCTCCAGAAATCATTGCCCACAAATACTATAAAAATCCAGAACTTCATTGGATTATACTGGTAACTAATAATATCTTTGATCCTAATTTTGATTTACCTATGTCTTATGATGTATTTAAACGATATATAGAAGATAAATATAAAAACGAAAAAGCTGTTTCTATATTATCTATAGAAAATGGAGGAACTGATTATATTGATGGTTATTATACCAATATTCCACTAATTATAAAAAATGAAAACGATCTTGACACCATTGGCACAGGAATAAAAGTTAATTTAACTATTGG